TTTTCATATCATCCAGCTGTGAATTGCTAGCTGGCTGATCACTATCCGCAATTCTAGTTTCGTCGTTCTATAATAAACGCCGGTGTATGTAGTTGCACTCTCAACTACTTATGATTTAACACAATTCCCCCCTTATGGCTTTTAGCATACCTTAAGACTATGATTTTATGACTAATCCTAACACATGTAAATAATGTAAATAATGTATAAATAATGTAATATAAATGTAAAATAAGAAAATAATAAAATAAATAAAAATAATAAAATACAAAATATAAATGACATGGTAATGTGTATATAAAATATATAAAATAGAATAGTTTGCACCTGCATAATGCTCAAGTACAAGATATTGTTAAATAAATTGTTAAATAACAAATTGATAGAATAGAATATGAATGTAAATAAAATGATTTTTGACCCGTTTGTCTTTCAACTGACAATTCGAGGCGATAACAAGATGACCAACCCGTCACCCGTTATCCCAAATTATCGTTTGCACATCTTGAATCGGAGATTCATTGGTAGAAATTGCCTATGAACCAACAGATTTAACCTTATTCGACGAAAGCTCTTGATCCATTGATTTTTCCTTGCTTATGGTCCCATTAGAGATCAAAATATAAGCGAAAAATGATCAATCTTTTGTACCGATGCGGTTGAGATGAACTTGTTTCATCGCAATTGAAACCTTTGAAGGCTGCACAGATTCAGCTCTGTGGAACTTTAAAATGGAGTCCCGGTAACGCACGCACTTCTACGGAGGTAGTGTGATGTTTAAGGAGACGCGCGAGGAGTTTTGACTTATCGCGTTTTGTCGGTATATAATAATCAAAAATTGGAGACGAAAATAAAAAGTATCATTTTAATATGAAGTGGTACGGTTTTATGAAAATGAACAATACAATGGAAACCCCACTGGACATTGTTTCACCTCCGTCGCCTTTTTCTCTCGCTGGAATTGATTTCAGCGAAACACCAACAACTTCTGTCGTTGGGAGTCTTGGCTCAATATGCCAAGAACCTTTCGCGCGGCGTATTATTCGAAGCGCCGTTCCAGAACTTCCGAGAGCACTCGGTCAACTGAAGAAGCAGCTGCTCAAGCAGGAGTAGCTTCAAAAGCATTCACTGAATTGCTTACCTCACTTCAAGGAATTTTTACGCAGATACCTGCGTTCACACGATTCGCGAGTAAATTTTGCGAAGCTTTGGCCCTTTTATACGATATTTTCGTGGCCTGGCTTAAAGAAATTTATCTTATGATTCCAACCTTGATTTTTCGGCTAGTCGCACTTTTCGATTTACCATCGAAATTGGCACAAATAGCGACTTTGCGAATCAGCCTGATTCTTCGCCCGAGTGAACCGAACCAGGGCCCTCACGCTATGCATGCTCAAGGAGCCGAAACGTTAGTTTCGACACTTTCAAGCACAATTGGCTTGTTGTTTTTGGCTCGCGAACCATCGAAAGATGAGCTTCGCCACGTCAATGACAGGCTACGATTTTCGCAAATGATGCGATCCGAAACCAAATCTTACGTCGACATGATTTTGGGTTTGATACAACATTTACCCGATGTAATCAAACAATGGGCTCAATTCGCTCTACCATCCAAGTGGTGGTTCGAATTATTCCAACCTGGAACCCAATATCATGATTGGATGACAGAAATCGAATCATTGGACAACCAAGATACGAAAGTTCGTGCGTCTTACGACGTAGAGCTACAACAGAAAATTCGCAATCTACATCAGCAAGGATTGCAAATTCTCAAGGACTGCGCTATTGGACCGCAGTTTCAAAAAATCTTTACGCTTTTGAGAGATCGAATGCGTATAATCGACGAACTCTTCGAAACAGTTGATACATCGTCGATGAAAAAAGGATCACGACAAGTTCCGTTCTGTGTTTATCTGGAAGGAAAGCACGGAAAAGGAAAATCGTTTGTTGCTACAGTACTACCATCAATATTAGCACAAGCACCATACGATACACCCAATATGAATTACACCCGAAACGTCGGAGTGGACCATTGGGATGGATATACCGGTCAATTTGCCGTTACGTACGATGATTTTGCTTGCCGCAAAACTTCTACAGCGAATCCAGGAGAATTCGCTGAACTCATCGCTATCGTTTCGAATTCGGTCTATCCTTTGCCGATGGCCTCCCTCGAAGAGAAGGGTGAGGTTTTTCGATCAAAAGCCGTCATAATTTGTTCCAACTTCCCGTTTCCAGCAGGAACTGAAATGAATCATCCAGCGGCCTTATACCGTCGAAGACACGTCATGTATAACGTTGACGTGAAACCAGAATATTGTACTGCTACTGGAATTGTGGATTCTTCGAGAACACCTCTCGACAATTCGCATTATGTATTCCGGAAGTACGTCGATCCATCAGATTCCGCTCATCCAGAGAAGGGCGAAATCATGACGTATCAACAATTCGTGCAAGACGTACGAGAATCTTATCGTCTGCACGTTTTGAAAGAAGAACGTTCAGCATCAATCGCGCGAGCGATGGTGCAAGAAGCAGTACCAGACATGCACGGTCAGGGAATTTTAACCAATGCGTTGAATCAAATGACGCAAGATTTACCGTTGCATATTATGGTCGATGCTGGAGTTTCCGGCCTCATTGGTTACAACGTAACTAATGTTCCAAAGTGGTACCGAGAGCTGAAAGAGATTTGCCAGGAGCAAGATCCCGATTGGTATACCGCTTTAATCACCGGGTCCAAACTTATTGTAACCGCAGTAGGCTCTGCTTGGTTTCTCTATTCGACGTACCAGTCGATGCAAAAACTCAAGAAACAGAACACTGTCGAAGCAGCGTTGGGTCCCACCGTACGAAAGATACAAAATCTTATCGCGGAGGGGCACGAGGTCCTGCCAAGAAAGGGTGAACATATGATTCGCTCAGCACTTGGCGGTTTTCGCGGTCTTATTCCGGACAATGAATTTGAAGCAATCGTCGAGAAGTACCTTTTAAAGGTTGACCTTTTGGACCGTTCAGTACCCGAAGGAGCTTATGGAATGGCAAAATCAGTAGCCGTTCCTAGGCCGACCGTTATGAGAAGTGAAGGGACAACGGAGAACATTCGAAAGTTTAAATTGAGAATGCCACCGCCAGAACTTCCATTAAAGCAAAGTGCACACGCCGAAGGCGCCAATGATGACAATGCTTTACAGGTTGCGGAATCAGCAGTATCACCTGCACTCGTCAACGTTCAATCCCAAAGTAGAACTATGCAGGGATTGATGATAAAAGGACGCGCATGCGTTATGCCACGCCACGTTTTCATTGATTACGAAGGCGAATACGTACCAGATGGCTCACCAATAGTCATAGAATCGGCTGGAGTTACTTTTGAAGATCGTTTCTTCAAGTCGAAAATGGTTAACGTTGGCAGTGACTTGATAATTTATCAATTCAATGTCACTTGTCGATCGTGGAAAGATATCACACATCATTTCTGGAAAGACCAAGATTTGATGAGTAAACCGCGATTCGACGCAATGCTCGTTACTTTACGTGGACGATTTCCACACTTAATCGAGTTTCAAGCTGCTCGATTAGATTATCCCGTCACTGTGAGCTTCCATCCAAATATTGATGGAGCACAAGGAATGGAAATTAGCGGAGGCCACATAATTCATGAAAATGAAGGATTCTGCTATTCGATCGCAACTCGAAATGGAGACTGTGGATCAGTTTTGATGTCAGTCGACAAATATTTTCCTCGCAAGGTTTGTGGAATACACGTAGCCGGATGCGAAGGCAAAAATGGTGGAGCAGCCTTATTTCTGTCACAGGAAATGATTGCGCAAGCTCTCCGACAATTTGATCAACAGATCGTCGGAGCACCACCTCGAGGTCGATACGAACATACTTTAGAAGGAGTCGCGTTGCAGCCGCAAGGAGCGTTTACGTTCTTTGGACGGTTGACGAAGAGACTCTTTCAATCACGGAAGACGAAGATACGACCAAGCTTGATCCATGGAAGGATATTCCAACCAACAACAGCACCAAGCGTTTTGGATCCGAAAGATATTCGCATGCTCGTTCCCGAATCACCATTGAAAAAGGGAATAGAGAAATATGGGAATCCTGCAATTTGGCTTGACGAAAATTTAGTCGAGCGGGTTTCTCAACATATGACCCAGTTATTTAAAAATTGGGATCATCACATGGAACCAGAAGTGGTTTCATTGGATCATGCGATAAATGGCAATCCGTTATACGAATTTGCAGACGGAATTGTCATGGACACTTCACCGGGCTATCCTTATAACCAGCGCGAAAAGATTAAACCGGGAAAACTAGACCTTTTCCTTGGGGAACCGGGCGCTTATGTTATAAAGGATCCAGAACTTGAGATGTTGACGGAGATGCGATGGGAAAATGCGCTGAAAGGACGCAGAATACCGTCACTTTGGATCGATTGTTTAAAAGATGAACGACGATCCTTGGAAAAAATTCGTCAAGGAAAAACTCGCGTTTTTACAATTCCACCATTGGATTTTACGCTTTGCTTTAGGCGACTCACTCTCGCCTTTAGCACTACGTTTTATAAAAACGCTTTGAATTTTTTCAGTGCCGTTGGAATAGATCCAGAGTCCTATCAGTGGACTTTACTTTACAACCGACACGCAAAAGTTTCTCGCGACGGATTCGCAGGAGATTATTCCGGATACGACGGCAATTTATCACCGCAATTGATGATGGAATGCTGCGAGATTATCAATCGTTGGTATAACGATGATGAAAAATATCAAATTGCACGTCGCGTCCTTTTCGACGAAATTGTGCACACTCCGCAAGGATGCCTCAATCTCGTTTATATGACGCATATTGGAAATCCTTCGGGAAATCCATTGACGGCGATCGTTAACACCATGATTGGAGGTATGTACATGCGTTACACTTGGCTAGTACTGGCTCCGAAAGATCTTCGATCACTCGCGCATTTCGAAGAAAATGTGGTTGATACCGAATATGGAGACGATGGAATACTTACCGTTTCTGATAAAGCGAAACCATTCTTCAATCCAGATAACGTTTCACGCGTTTTGAATAGCGTCGGAATGACGTTTACGGCAGCGTCGAAAGATAGAGCTGCATCTTGGGAGCGTTTGTGCGACCTTACGTTTCTCAAGAGAGGATTCAAGAAAGGAGAACTGAAACGTTGGTTACCGACGATGGATATGAATACCATCCAAGAACTTACGAATTGGATTCGCCAGAGCGATTTCGTATCGGAAGAAGAAATGACCCTCGAGAATTGCAATAATGCACTGCGATTTATGTTCTTTTACGGGAAGAACAGATTCGAGGAGTTATACCGAAAAATATCAGATCAGCTTCGAGCTTATGGATTAGCATCAAAGCTCCACGATTATTCGTACTATTACGAATGGTTTTATGAAGTCTCTCATAAAGGGATTTCTCCACAGATCGTGGAAATGCATGCTCAAGCAAACGTTGTTCGAGAATCAGTGAATTCGAAGGGAGTTATCTCTCTTTCACAACGTTCAGGAGCCGAAGATGATGGATCAACAGCGCCGATCGCCTCAAATAGAGCTTTGGCGAAGCAAGCGATTTCAGATCCGTCTTGGTCACTACCAGATTTGTCGAAGAGACGAGTTTGGATCGATACAGTACCATGGTCGACAGGAGATATATTCCAATCGGTTTTAGCTTCATATGAGGCACCGTCGGAGCTTCTCCTGAGTCACATGCAAACAGCTGCTTTCGAGCGGTTTTTGTATTGGGATGGAACAATGACCTTACGAATACACGTTAATGGAACGCGCTTTCATGCTGGACGCTTAATCGCGTTCTTCGTTCCATGGGTGCGAAAGACCAAGGCATTGGATTGGCACGCAAAACACATGCCAGCTGCCTGGTCAGTTCCAAACGTACAACTCGATGCTGCATCAAGTAATACGGGAACCTTAAACGTGGCTTTTTACAATCCGAAAAGCAAGATCGTTCTTAACGGACCGGTCAATGCTAATACGGATTATACAGGAACTTTTGTTCTGCAAGTTTTATCACCATTGACAGCCGCCGCTAGTACGCCTTCGACCATAAGTGTTAACATGTGGGTCGAATTTAATAATGACCAACAGTTTAGCGTACCTGCTCATAGTGGCCTGACAAACTTGAGAACGTTTAACGCAGAGCACGCACGACAACGACAAGTTGCTGCGAATGCACAATCACGCGATATGCACGCACAAGGAAATACCTTTAATACGCTCAACGAATTTGTTGGATGCGATCGCGTAACAGTTCCTATGGAAATGACTGGGGACAATATCGGCTGCGGAAACAAGGTGCCGATTAGTCTCATGGACAAAGTTGCTCGACAATTTAATCCGATTGAGAATTATCAAGTGGGATTTCAAGCTCTCGCTTCAACGGTCGGTTCAGAACATTGCCGAAGAATGGATTTACATACGTCACCATTGAATATGTGCCAGCCCTCAATGTTTGGCACTATGAATGACGAAATGGAATTCAAAGAAATGCTTCAGCGACCAACTTACGCCGGTTCGTTCACATGGAATGCTTCTGATCCAATTGGAACAGTTTTGCAATCCAGATGGGTTGGACCTATGTCCACCTATTATTTGAACGCATCACAAAATCAGATTGCGTTCAATACAACGAATAGCGTTTTTACGCCACCAACGTTGGATTACGTTGCGCCATTTTTTGGATTTTGGCGAGGATCAATTAAGCTTCGATTTGATATAGTGAGCACTCAAATGCACACAGGGAGGCTTTTCCTCGCCTTGAATTATGGAACTCCGCCAGATGCCAATGTTAACTTGCGTGATGCAACCTCGCAATATGGTGTCGAAATCGATATTTCGAACGAGTGCCACACGTTCGTTTTTGAAGTTGAACAGAACGTTCCGACCGTTTGGATGCACATGCCACGTGGACCACGAGACGTTACTGCTGAAGGGACCGTGGATTGGTTTCTCAAGTACTTTTACGGGTCTTGGGCCATGAACGTGATCTCAGTCCTTGTTGCGCCGGACAATGTCGTTCCGAATGTGGAAATCTTTTGGAGCG